GCCTTATAGTTTGTGTTTTTCACAACAGGCTTATGGTTTGATCACACTCCGCGTAACAGAAAGGCTTTAGTTGCTACTTCAGGCACTGCTCTTTGATGTAGTCCTGTAAATAACCAACCTGCTTTGTCACTGTGACGATTCCCTTTCTGAGGGTAAAATAATCCCGTTCAGCGGAGTCAGTAAGTCGGGGGCTGGAAGCATCGCCCATGCCGCCGGTGCTGGTCGCTCCGTTCTCGGGACATCTGGCGTTGACGTGCAGCCCACATTTACCAGTGCTAACGCAACGCTGCAGATCATCAAGCTGCTTTTTCGCATCTGCTAAGTCCTGTGTGTATTTTGCATCCAGCGCAGCAACCTCTCGCTGCCGGGTTGTCATATCAGTAATTGTGGCGTTTGCCAGGCTGAGTTTCTCAGTGGCTTTATCGCGCTGGTCTTTATAGGTGATGGCGTTGTTGCGATAGTGGTTAATCTTCCAGGCCCCCAAGACCAACAATGCAATGACAAACGCGCAGATGATTGCCGTTAAACGACTCACTGGTCTATCCCCCAGCACGTTAGCGCGCTTTCCTGGTCACGGCGTTCGACCTGACCATAACAGCCGTTCTTCTGGCCTTTGGTCAGTCGGCAGTCACGACCACCGTCTTTAATCCACCAGCGGATAGCCTCACATGCGCCTTTCCGGTCACCAGCATTAATCCGCTGGTAGAAAGTCGACGGGTAGCATTTGCCGGGGCCGATGTTGTACGGGCAGAACGATGCGATGCCAACTTTCTGCGGAGCGGTGAGGGTGACTTTGATATTGCGGTCTACCCACTCCAGCGCCTTATCACGCTCAATAGCATTCACTTTCTTGCACTGCGCCTCTGTAGCAGTCATGCCTTTTACGACGCGCTTGCCATCTATAACTGTCACACCATGGCAAAGTGACCACACACCGCCGGGGTCCATAACAGCAACAAGTGCATTGCCTTCTTTCTCGCTGATGAACTGATCAAACAAAACCGGTGCTGATGCGCCAGCTGCAATCAGTGAAAGCATGATGGCGCTTAGCTTGGCCTTGTTGCCCATTATTCACCTCGCGCGGCTTTACGCCGGTCCTCTTTGATTTTGAAATAAAGGTTTGTCAGATAGGTCAGCAGACCAAACACCAGGCTCCCGATGACACCGATAGCCGCCCATTGGGATGGCGACACCTTGTCAGTGAACTGCAACAACCAGTACCCAGTGTTGGTGGCTGATGCGCCATAGGCGATGCCTGTTGTTAGTTTGTCCATTCGGTACATGCTCTCACCTCGCGTTGTTAGCGGGTGCTGTGTCGTAGTAGGGAAAAGGCCGTCAGACAAATATGCTACGGGGCATCTGAGTTTGAATGTCTGCGGCCTGCAATAAAAATCCAGCGGCTAGGCTGGCAATTTGACTGGAGTAATAAATACCCATAACACAACATTTTTGTTGCGTTTAATATCTCTTGTGTTATTATAATTACATCAACAACAAACAGGAGGATTCAGTGAAATACAGCGAGTTCCTTCGCTGGTTAAAGTCCCAAGGAGTCATGATTGAAAATGCCAGAGGTGGTGGTAGCCACCGGAAAGCAACAATCAACGGAAGGAAATCAATATTCCCCTTCCACGGCTCAAAGGAGATACCAGAGGGAACAAGAAAATCGATAATCAAGGATCTGGGGCTTTAAGCCCCACCCTTTTCGACACTGAATCTGGTCATTGAGACCAAAACCGGAAAGAGGATTTATTTATGTTTAAATACTCGGCATCAGTATCTTTCGATGAGGATACTGAACAATTCGAAATCAGCTTTCGTGACTTTGAGAATCTGCATTCAGTCGCTTTCAATGAGGACGATATAGAACTCGAAGCGAGAGATGCTTTAACAGCAATGGTCGGCGAATTGATTGATTCACGCATTCCGATTCCAGAGCCATCAGCAGCGCAGGGGGGTGATATTATTATTCACCTTCCGGTTCTGACATGCCTCAAAGCAGCACTCCACAACGCGATGATCAGCACCGGCACACGCAAGGCAGATCTGGCAAGAAAGCTTAATCAGAAAGGCCCACAAATTGACCGCCTGCTGGACGTTAGTCACGCATCGAAAGTTGAGACGCTTGAGCAGGCTTTATATCTTCTTGGATATGAGGTTTCGGTGTCTGTTTCGAAAGTCAGCTGAAGCGTGTTAATGCTTAGCCGTTGACGGATCAGCGGCTCAGATAAAAAACCCGGTTGTACGCCGGGAATATGAGGGTAAAGCAATGTCAGCTCTTTGGCTGAAGATAGCCTGGCTGGGGTTTGGCGGCCTGTGGCGATGCGCCAACAACGCCCCTGATGGATTGGATTATGAGCCCGTCATCAGGTCAGGCCATTATTTGGCGGGACAGGAAGGATTCGAACCTTCGACCATTCGGTTAACAGCCGAGCGCACAACCACTGTGCTTCTGACCCTGAACGCAAAAAGCCCCGCACAAAGGCGAGGCTCTTAATTCTATTTCTTTCGACAACCAAAGCTATGGCGACGATATCAGATTTACACGAAATATAGCCCTTTCAGTTCGGTTCTGCAAGACTTATGCGAAAACTTGCTGCCTTTTGTTGTGAACGTGATTGCGTTACTGACATCAAAGACTGATTATCGAGTCGGGTGAAGCTGCGGCGCATCTCAATCCAGTGCGGGAGATAGGTTTCCGTCCAGGTGGATTTTGCAACGCCAACCAGCTCAGCCAGCTTCTGGTATTCGTAGGTCTCCTTCCCAGCCAGTTCTGCTTTGACGTCTTGCGCTGCTAACCATATCAGTTTCTTCAGGCGCCCCATCGTTTTGCCCGCCACCTTCTTCGCGCCGAGCAGATCCCGGAACTCTTCCCATGCCCACTGGGTTATCGCCACCTGGTGTTCAAAGCGGATATTCTCGCTGTAGTTCCAAAGCAGCCATGCTTTCTGGTGTTCTTCCAGCGACAGAACAGCGCGGCGCCATGATGAGGTGCCAAACTCTACCTGGCTAACCAGCGCGATGGATGATCCCTTGGCGCGTGACTGGCTACCGCTTATCGGTGGGCCGTCCGGGTTGACCATGCGCTGCTTATCCTTGTCGAATACCTTCTTACGCCCCCGGCTGCGTTCCGTAGAAGTGAATTGCGCGTTCACGGCGAAAGAGACCAACTGCCCTTTCGTCGCCCCGCTTAGATCTGCCGTCGCCACAATGAGCTGCTGACGCACATATTCAAGTTGCTGATTGTTCATTGTGTGGCTCCTGCAAGATGATAAATGCGAACGAAATTACGAAGGATGCGGTAGTCGACCAGCACCGAACCCGGGCGGCGATAAATGCGCAGCCGCTGCCACCTAGTACGGAGTATCTCGATCGTTTCTGATTTCATGCTGCATCCTTCTGCTTTAGCGCGCGAAGGTCTGCCCTGGCCTTGGCGCGAATCACGTCCAGCTCTTCACGGTTATATCGGTAGGTTTCGTTGTTGGACTCCAGCGCTAGCACGCGCCCTTCCCCGATCAGAGCCACCAGCGCCGCACGATAAGCTTCGATGTTTCCTGATTTATGGACGTTGCATGCAGAGCATTGAAGCCACAAATTATCGGGATTGAAGCGCAGCTGCGGTGCCGCTGCCGTGGTGCGGTAATGACCTGCATGCCACGCAAACGCGGACTTGGTTCCGCAGGAGATACAGCCATGCCCGGCGGCCAGCAACATTTCACGCCGCCAGTCGTTGAAGGCACGCTGAGTCATCTGTATCCAGTGACGGACCGGCTTTAACTCATTACGACGTGCAGCGCGCCGTTGGCGCCCCACCTTCTCTTCGGTGCGCTGGCGCTGCACTTCCTTCTGCTTAGCTGCTTCACGGGCTTTTGCCGTCTGTTCTTTGCCGATCGCGCTGGCGCACTCGAATGAGCAAACCACCTGTCCGTTGCGTACTGGGTGGAACCACTGGCGACATGCTTTATGGGCGCACTTGCGGCGCGGTAACTTAGCCATGCGCCCTCCGTGCCGCGAGACTCAGCCGTTTCTGATCCACCAGGCGGGCGGTGTAGTCTTTCAGTGTCGGGATGTCAGACGGCTTAACCTCGGCTTTACGCTTGCGGGGGGCCGGAACGCGGAAGATTTCGTTGGCGATGACGCGGGAAAGTGGAGTGGACATCAGGCCTCCTGCTTATCGCGCAACTGCTGATACTCGCAGCCGTTCGGGATAGTCAGTGCCAGGCCAAACTGAGCACACCACATTTCAACCTTCACCAGGAAGATGTGCATTTCACCGGTATCAAGGTCTGCGGTATGGCGGGGTTCCCAGGTTGTCGTTTTCTCACCGGTGACGAAATCGGTGTAGGTGATCTCTTCACAGCCCAGGTAAGTTTTTTTGAGGTTCCGCTTAACCCAGTCTGTGGTTGCGTCGGTGCGGCCGGATTTAATCAGGTATTCGCTGATTTCACCCATCCACAAATGAAGAAGTGAATTCTGTGAGAGGCTGCGCTTCTCGCGCCATGGCTTAACCATCAAGCGGAGGCATTGCCCGGCATCCAGCAACGGCTGTATCTGCTGGCCGATGGTCGCGAAGTTACCGCGATGGAGTTTGATACCGTCTATTGGCAGAGCCATACGGCCTCCTTAATGGAAACCGCAGAATGCAGAAAATCGCAGGTGCATATCTGCATCTGTGACAAGGTGAGGAGTTCAGATTGTGGTCGCATTTAAGTCCCCTTAAATGCGCAGAAGTCACCGGAGTTGTTCAGGCTCCGATGAATCAATTATGGCGGGGT